CATACCTTTCCTTATACAATCACTAACAGACGCTCAGGGGGTGTCTGATGCGCTATGATGGTCATACGCATTTAAGAGGGGATTGTATGAAACTCAAATTAAAACAGCCTGACGCTGAGGTGGTTGCTGCCGCGCACGGGGAAGCGGTTAGTGCAAACCGTCGACGCAAGCGCCCGCGCGGAAAACAAAGTTTATACCAGTCGTCCCGCCACTCGGCGGAACTGTGGGACCCGGACTATTGCGACGAGTTAATCAGGTTCTTCGACCGCACCTCATGGGAACTAGTACCTACGTCTAAGGGAGACGAGCGTCCGCTTATCCAGGATAAGCCCCCGTCACTGGCCCGATTTGCCTTACACATCGGCGTCACTATCCCGATTATCAAGCTGTGGCTGCGCGAGGTTCCCGCATTCGCCGAAGCATATGAGACAGCGCAAGCCCTGGAAGAGGCTTATTTCACTGAGACCGGCGCCGCTGGGATATCTGCTACGTTTGCCGCCGCGAAGCTGGGGCTGAATAAGAAAGACGAGCCCGAGAACGATAGCAATACATCTCAGAACATCACAGTAGTGATAAAGAAAGACACCGGAGAGTAATAGACGGGCTAGATAAACGATGTTAGTATCAACCCATACTTTGAAGTGGGTTGATATTATGAATTACGAAAAGATATATGAGAGCTTAATATCTCGTTGCAGGTCGTTACCACACCAGGGATACACCGAAAGACACCACATACTGCCGAGGTCCCTAGGCGGGGATGACTCCGCCGAGAATCTTATCGATTTATCCGCAAGAGAACATTTCTTCGCACACCTCCTTTTGGCGTAACATGTGGGCCGCTCTGGCATACATGTCTAGAGGCGGGACTAAGTCAAGCAAACTATATAAATGCGCATCCCGTCAGTATGAGTTTATAAAGCGTAAAGACGCTGAATGGCGTACCGTGGGGATAAAAACCCGTTCTACGGGAAAACGCATTCACCACAAGCCCTGGCGAAAATGCGCAAACCTAGAGTCAATAAAGATAGACTGTTTGGGAGGACTGTGCCTGGTGTCGGGGCTATCATATCGTTTGTGCAGACGTATAAACCCCGCGCGGTAGAAATAGACACTACGGTTAGAGACCGAATTGATAGTTGGTTCTCGGTAGACGAAGACCTGCGGCAGCTTAATGTATTCCTTGCCCGTAGCCAGGGGCGGAAAGCGCTCAATCGAGACCACCGAGGTAAAAAGAACCCAAACTACGGCAACGGGAAAGCTATATCCGGCGAAAAGAACCCGATGTTCGGTAAGAAACACAGCGAAAGCACTAGGGCTAAAATTGCGGAGAAAATGAAACGCACCATGGTGTGTCCGCACTGCGGCAAAGAATCTAACATAGCAAACGCACATAGGTGGCATTTTGACAACTGCAAACACAAATGAGAAAGAGATGTTGCTCCTCCCCCACCAATACGAGCTATTGGCGGATACCACGACAAAGATAATCGGGCTGTGTTCCGGATTCGGGGGTGGTAAAACGTACAGTGCCGCGCGTAAAGCGGTGCATCTGGCTCTTCTCAACCCTGGTGTAGACGGAATAATAACCGAGCCAACGTTCCCTCTGTTGGTGCAGGTTATGTTTCCAGAACTTACGGCGGCGCTGGACTTCTTCGGCGTTAAATACAAGTTCAACAAGGTTGAGTCTATTTTTTATTGCGACATCAATGGACAAACAACACGTATTATCTGCGGAAGCATGGAGAACTATCAGCGACTTATCGGGATAAACGCCGCGTGGTGTGTGTGTGACGAGTTTGATACCGCTAAGCAAGAAACGGCTTATGCCGCGTACATGAAGCTGCTGGGTCGTCTTCGTAGGGGTAACGTGCGTCAATTGGTAATAGTGTCCACCCCCGAGGGATTCAGGGCTATGTACCAGATATTCGTAACCGAAGCAGACGCCAGCAAACGGTTAATACGGGCGAAGACAACCGATAACTACCACTTACCGGCGGACTACGTAGAGTCAATGCGCAGCCAGTACCCTGAGCAACTCATAAACGCCTACCTGAACGGTGAGTTCGTAAACCTTACATCTGGAGTTGTATATTACGGCTATCAACGGGGTAAATGTGAATCCAACGAAACTATTAAACCCGGGGAGCCTCTATACATTGGGCAGGATTTTAACGTTGGCAAAATGGCGTCATGCGTTTATGTAAAACGAGGCACTGATTTTCATGCTGTGGCTGAACTGGTCGACCTTTTTGATACCCCCGACGTAGTTCGCGTTATTAAGGAGCGATGGGCTGGGCATCACATAATTATGTACCCCGACGCCAGTGGTCGTAACCGTAAAAGCAACTCTGCTTCAACATCCGATATAGCTATCCTGGAACAGGCTGGGTTTGAGATTAGAGCTAAATCAAAAAATCCGCCAGTGAAAGACCGTGTTGCCGCCAGTAACGCTGCATTCGAGAAGGGGAGAGTGTTCATTAACTCTAAGGCTTGCCCCGCAACGGCACGTGGGCTAGAGCAGCAGGCTTATGATAAAAATGGGGAGCCAGAAAAGAACGGAGTAATCGACCACATGGTTGACGCCGCGACATATTTGATCGCTTACGAGATGCCAGTGGCTAAACCTGTTATCAATATACCCGTTACTTTCGCTCTCTAATGCGCATGTGTTACCCTTTAAAAAAGCCGCTTAATTGCGGCTTTTGCCGTGGGCGAGATTCCTTAGTGCAACTATCGTGTGATACCCTGTCAGCACTAGGTGGGCGGATTCTTGCGCCCTGATATAGCCAACATGAGGGCCAGCAAACAATGTTAAATATGAACGGTCAGGATCAGGGTGTTAAGACAAAACACCGGGAATGGTCGCATCACTTCAATAAATGGCAGAAGGTGCGCCACGCACTCGCGGGTGACCTTATTCGCTATCTGCGCAACGTCGGGAAGAACGAGCCGGACCCAACCTATGCTGCGCAACGGCAGGAAGAATATGAGAACGGTGCCATATGTTACAACTTCACCAAACGCACATTGGCGGGGATGGTCGGCAGCGTCATGCGTAAAGAAGCTGAAATCAATATCCCAAAGGAGCTGGAATATCTGCTTAAAAATGCGGATGGGTCCGGTGTAGGACTGATACAGCATGCGCAAGATACCCTTATGGAGATTGACGCGGTAGGTCGTGGCGGTCTTCTTGTTGACGCCCCGGAAACAGGCGCAGCTACAGCCGCCGAACAGAACGCGGGTCTGCTCAACCCTACAATCGCTTTTTACACGACCGAGAACATCGTTAACTGGCGACTCACGCGCGTAGGTTCTGTAAACCGGGTCACTATGGTTGTGCTGCGCGAGACATGGGAGTACTACGAACCTGAGAACGAGTTCGAGACGAAATACGGCGAGCAGTACCGTGTTCTGGATATTGATACTGACGGCAACTACCGTCAACGTCTTTTCCGTTTCGATGCCGAAGGTGGTGCGCAGGAAGGCGTAGTGGAGATTTACCCTGACCTGGGGGAATCATTACGTGGGGTAATCCCGTTTACCTTTATCGGGGCGACCAATAACGACGCCACCATTGACGACGCGCCTTTGTTGCCGCTGGCTGAACTAAACATAGGGCACATGAGAAATTCGGCCGATGTGGAAGAGGCCAGCTTCATAACAGGCCAACCGACACTGTTTATCGCCCCTGGCGAGAACATGAACATGGAACAGTGGAAAGAGGCCAACCCACACGGCGTGCGCATGGGGTCGCGTTCAGGCCATAACATCGGCTACGGCGGCAACGCGTTTCTGCTTCAGGCCGTGGAGACCAACCTGGCCCGCCAGAATATGCTGGACAAAGAGCAGCAAGCTATTCAGATTGGTGCACAGCTTATCACCCCGACTCAGCAAATCACCGCACAATCTGCCCGAATCCAGCGCGGCGCAGATACATCCGTCATGGCGACAATTGCGCGTAACGTAAGCCAGGCGTATACCGATGCTTTACGTTGGGTGGCGGTAATGTTGGGCAAACCGGAAGATACCGAGGTTGAATTCCGCCTTAATATGGACTTCTTCCTGGAACCTATGACCGCGCAAGAGAGAGCCGCCTGGATGGCGGATATTAACGCTGGCTTGCTGCCCGCCACGGCGTACTATGCCGCGTTGCGTAGGGCCGGTGTCACCGACTGGACAGACGAGGATATTCTGAACGCTATGGAGGATGCACCTTTGCCGTTGGGGGGCGTTACTCAGGTAGCGGGGGTGATTCCGCAAGCGGCGCAACAACAGGACACCACTCAGCAGTAAGTTCACCTATAGCCCCGAAAGGGGCTTTCTTATAGTATGCTATTAACTTTAGCGCCACAGGGTTTATCTATGAGCTTACTTACATCCTTAATCAGCCACCAGATATGGCTGCAACGCACCGCATCCGGTGAAGTGAAAGACCTAACACCGTTCATTAAGGAGATGCGGGACGAAATCAAACGGCAGGTGCTGCTATTCGGCGACGACGGGCGCAGCACCGCGCGACTGAATAAACTGTTACGCGACCTCGAAGAAGCACTGGCAGGACTTACAGGCGACTGGCAAACAAAGCTGACAGAAGACCTTAAGGGGCTGGCGGCGTATGAGGCTGAGTGGAACGTAAAGACACTCACCACCAACGCTAACGCGGAATTTGTTACACCCACCGCCGAGCAGGTGTGGGCCGCCGCCGAGTTTCAACCCTTATCGTTGAGCGACAAGCCCGTTGATTTCACCAAGCTGATGGCTGGTTGGGGTGAAACAGAAGTCGCGCGCCTGGTAACGGGCGTTAAGATGGGATTTGTACAAGGCCAGACAACACGGCAGATTGTTAAGAATGTCGTAGGCGCTGGCGGACTGGCAGACATCTCTGAGCGCAACGCCGCTACGGTAATCCGCACTGCGCTGTCTCACGTATCCAACGAGGCCCGCAACGAGACGTACCGCCAGAATGACGACATCATCGAGAAATACGAGTGGGTGTCGACGCTGGACAGCCGCACCAGTACGATTTGCAGGGCCAGGGACGGAATGACGTGGGAAATTGGTAAAGGGCCGATGCCTCCGGCCCATCCGAATTGTTTACTTGGGGACACTGTAGTATCTACCGGTAGCCCTGTTTCTAACATTTTTAAACGGGCGTACAAAGGCGTTATAGTCTATGTCTCTACAAAGTCCGGTCGCACCTTGTCTATCACCCCAAACCACCAGGTATTGACCACCAGTGGTTGGGTTGCTTCCGGCCTTCTCAATGTAGGTGACAAGCTCGTGTGCGCTAAGGACTCTGCGCTCTCTCTCAAGCATAAGGAACACAACGTTGTAGCCAAGTTCTCCGATTTGTTTAGTGCGGCTAATGTAGCGGTCAATCCGGCGGCGGTCAGTACAAGCCCAACCTCCCCCGAAGACTTCCACGGCGACGGAACCGACGGCGAAGTCGAGATTGTACTTGTCGACCGCCTTTCCTGGGATAAAGTCAAGTCCGGACTGAATAAGCAAATCATTGACAAGGAACTCCCAGTGACTGCCGGCGTTGATGACTCCCTCCCTGGCTTTGGCTCTGCGAAGCAGCTCGGCATGGTCGGCCTTTCTCCCTCGGACAGCTTCATGCGCCGCGGCGGAGAGAGCGAGGCGATCCTCGGGGGTAGCTTTAGCCATTCTGATAAACATAGCGTCGCTACCTCCGCGAATGGTAACGCCGTTCTCTCTGAGAACGCGTATGACTGGGCTACACGAAACGCCGATAATCTTTCCGATTTCAACTGGTCCGATGCCGTCGGCGTAGAGCTTGATGATGTTGTCGATTTGGTCTTTAGTGAAGCTGATTTTTGCGGGCATGTTTATAACCTCGAAAATGAACAGAACTGGTATCTTGCAAATGGAGTTATAGCACATAACTGCCGCTCAACAACTGCACCGGTAATAAGCCCCGAATTCGACTTCCTGGATAAGGGTGCAAAACGGGCGGCCAGGGGTGCGGATGGCGGCCAGCAAGTAAGCGCGAACACGACCTACTACGAGTTCCTTAAACAACAGCCGGCCTGGTTCCAGGACGAAGCACTCGGCCCTGTCAGGGGTAAGATTTTTCGTAATAGTGGGGTAACCCCGGAAGAATTTCGTGTAATATCAGTAGATGGGTTCGGGCGTCCGTTATCTCTTAAAGAGATGGCGGAACTCGATAAGCGTGTTGCCAATTATTTGAAAGAGGAATAGAGATGGGCTTTTTCAAGGTTAAAGATGTACCGTCGCGCCGTGTAGTTCAGTACTCCCGTGTGTCTGGCTCCAGTGAGAACGTGGTATTTATTGAAGATGAAAGTGTACTCGGTACGCCTGTAGACGATATGCCGTTTGCAGATAAAACAGGTATTGCACTGCCGGCGGCGGGCATGCTCTATGAGATTCCGTATCTGGCGGGCGCGGGCGGTGTGTATTTCTCTGTGCAACCGCAGGACGTTGAACTTGCGGACGGCAGCGCAACTATCACCGTCGAAGTTAAGGCTGGCAAAGCGCCGTATGTGCTGACCTGGTACAAAGACGGGAAGGAAGTGGTAAACGTCCCGGAAGAGGCTCTATCTTTGACAGTTAATGCGGTCGGCGAGTACTTCGTTAAAGTTACCGATGCCGATGGTGCGGAGGCGGTAAGCAAAGCGGCGAAGGTCACTAAGCCAGAATGATAAAAGGCCCCGTAATGGGGCCTCAATTTCAGGAAGCCAACCAAGAGCCTCTCTCGGTGAAAATTAATTTATTACCTTTTAAGAGATTCAGAACCGCAGGGATAACTTGTATGTTTTCTGCGACATGCAGCCCCGAGACAGTTTTAGCACGCAGCGGCAGCATGTGGTCGACATGCCATAAGAAACCTGTTTCGCCCGCTCGCAGTTGGCATAGCTCCTGTGCTTCTTCGAATACGAATAAATCAAATTCATCATCACTAATTTGCACACTTCTGGCTCTTTTTGCCGTTTTATATTTAAGCCTTTGTGCTTTTCTCGCCGTTTTGTTTTTCTTACGGTACTCGGCGTCAGTCTCAGCTATTCGGTCTTTATTTTCTTGCCTCCACTTTGCATTCTTAGCCGCCCAAGAAACAGCATTACGTTCTCTGTATGCTTTTTGTATCTCTTTCATGCACTCGTAACATCCGGTATGGACATGCCTTTTCGCAACATGTCCACGTTTACACGGTTTTCCCGTGAAGTAATAATCATCGCCAGCGGCTATGGCTTCTGAACGTTTAGTGAGCATAAAACCCCCTGTTTAAGTTAACTGAATAGTACCCTATTATGTTGGTGTCTGCAAACTATTTGTTTACATATTCCAGTTATTCTGCTCAATTGTAAATCTCGGAATAAACTATTCGAATAGTTGACTTTTAACCAAAAATATGCTAAGCTCCACCTGAGCTTGTGAAGTATGAACAAGCGACCGCGGCGCGGGCAGGTAACGGAGCGGGACGTAAGTCCTGAGTGTAGTTACGCTGACGCGTTCGGAAGGCCCGTACTATATTGCTCGTGTAAAAAGTAACTGGTTTACTGAGATTACGCCGTTTCTATGTTTAAATGATAAGGACTAGCGCCCCGCTTTAAGGCGGGGCTTTACTTATCTAGAAAGGAGAAACATGAATCTTAAAGCAGCAATCATAACCACGGCATGTTCCGCGTTTCTCGTTTTCGCTTACGGGAAATACAACTATCTTCAAGGGTGGAACGAAGGCCGGGCGAATCTCGTTTCGCAGCAACAGCAGAAAGCACAGGCTGAGTTAGCGAAGAAAACACAACGGCAGCAGCAGGATGAATCAAAGGCCGCAGCCGCTGACAACGAAGGCAAGACGAAATCGGAGGTGATTACCCGTGAAGTTATCAAATACATTACCCGCCCTGGCCGCACTGTCTGTGAGTTTCCTCCTGAACGGGTGTCAATCAAACGACGTGCCGCCGAGAATGCTAATTCCATCTCCGGATATGACGTTAATGCAGCCTCCGTGCAAAATGGTGCTGCCAAGTAGTGATGTTGATGAGGACCTGGCCGTCGATGTGCAGAACGCCGAGTGCATACGGCAATTGCGTCTGAAAGTATTCCGGTTGCAGGAGTACATAAGGAATATTATGGAATAGTTGCCTTAGTAAGTGGAATAATTTATTCTTGTTACAGAAACACCGGGTGGCCTGGTGTCCTAAAGTCCAGGGGACATATTGACTATGAATCGTTTTTTACGTTACCCGCTTCATGAAGAAGCCGGGGTGGAAGATGAACTGGGTGCAGGTGACGCCCCGAAAATGTACACCGCTGAAGAAGTGCGGGCACTGATTGAGAAAGAAGTGGCCGGGCTTAAGGCGAATCAAGAAGCGCTCCTTAACGAGAAAAAGGAAGCTGCGCGCAGGGCTAAAGAAGCCGAAGAAGAACGGCAACGGGCCCACCAGGAAGCGCTTAAGGCTGCTGGTAAAATGGATGAGTTCGAAAAGACGATTCGTAGTCAGTATGAGCCTGTACTGAAAGAGAAAGAAGAGCGTTACGCATCTTTAGCTGCGCGTATTCTTGGCAGCGAACGTAAGGCTGTTTTAGGTTCTTTCGCTGGTGATTTCATCACCCCGGAAGCGGTAGAAATCCTTGCTCCGTTCGTTAAGACCGAATTTGAAGGTGAAGATGTAGTTACTAAATTCATGGGCGCGGATGGTAACGTGGTTACTACAGACCCTGAGCAGTTCCGTAAATACCTGCGCGAACATAAAGCTTTTTCGCATTTGATTAAAGCAAATGCAGCTTCCGGTGGCGGGGCTTCCGGTAATAAAGGCGGCGGGGCCGCACCAGCGTTTAAAGATATGAGTGAAAGTGAGCGATTAGCTCTCTATAAATCAAACCCTGCCGAATTTGAACGGCAACTTAAAGCCCTGAGGAAATAAATAATGGCAATTACTACTATTGGCGACATCGTAACTGGCAATATCCCTGTACTGGCGTCTTACATGACTGAAGACCCGGTAGAGAAAACAGCGTTTTTCAACTCCGGCATTCTGACTCCAACTCCGTATGCTGCTGAGATTGCCCGCGGCCCGTCCAACATTGCCAACCTGCCGTTCTGGAAAGCTATCGATACCTCTATCGAGCCTAACTATTCGAACGATGTGTATCAGGATATTGCTACCCCGCGCGCTATCCAGACCGGGGAAATGATGGCCCGCGTTGCGTATCTGAACGAAGGTTTTGGTCAGGCTGACCTTACTGTCGAACTGACTAGTCAGAACCCGTTACAGTCCGTAGCCTCTCGTCTGGACAACTTCTGGCAGCGCCAGGCTCAGCGCCGTCTTATTGCTACCGCCCTGGGCCTGTACAACAACAACGTATCCGCTGATGATGATTACCACAAGAAGGGCGACATGGTGGTCGATGTGCCTGCAAATAAAGGCTTCGACGCAGGCGCATTCATCGACGCTACCCAGACTATGGGTGACGCGTTGATGGGTGGCAGTGGTGAGGTTCTCGGTGCTATCGCGATGCACAGCTTTGTATACGCACAGGCCCGTAAAGCCCAGCTTATCGACTTCATCCGTGATGCCGAGAACAACACCATGTTTGCCACCTACCAGGGTTATCGCGTTATCGTTGACGACAGCATGACCGTAGTTGGTCAGGACACTAGCCGTAAATTCATCTCCATCATCTTCGGGCAAGGTGCTATCGGTTACGGTGAAGGCAACCCGTCCAACCCGCTGGAATACGAGCGCGAAGCGTCCCGCGGCAACGGTGGCGGTGTTGAAACCCTGTGGACTCGTAAGACCTGGTTGCTGCACCCGTTCGGCTACAGCTTCACCAGCGCAGTAATCACCGGCAATAGCACTGAGACTACTCCGCGCTCCGCTTCCTGGCAGGACCTGGCAAACGCTACCAACTGGAAACGTGTAGTAGACCGTAAGCATGTGCCAATTGCGTTCCTGGTAACTGGCGTCGGTGCTTAATCGTAGGGTATACTCTTGAGGGACTTCAGTCCCTCTTTTCATTTACTAAGAGGTGAATTATGACTAAGACCGGAAAAGGCTTGCCGCGCAGCCTTCAGAATGTCGACTTCGGCGACCTGGACATCAGCGTAGGCTGGGGAGAAGTAACAGGTAAACCGGCGGTAATCGCTGCGGGGGCGACCAAAGAGGCGGCACGTACCGCTATTGGTGCAGGTACGTCAAGCCTTGCGATCGGAACAACTTCGACTACCGCGATGGCCGGGAATAAGTTCGTTCAGGGTACTGCGGTCGCAGACGTCGGCTCGCAGGCCGTTACCGGTGAAGAGGTCGCCGCGGTCGCTACGTCCGCACAGGTCGCGGTTAACGCGGTAGGCACTAAACTAAACGAACTTCTGGCGCAGCTTCGTGCCGCTAAAATCATCGCATCCGGAGGAGATTAAAAATGGTTGATGTAATTAAACGTCGCATTGTAGGTGTGTCCGACGATAACCCGGAGGATGGGCAGGTTGAGATTGATATGGAAAACGTGATGCCGTTGCGTTTTTCCACCGGTCTCGATGATACTACCGCGGTTAGCGCGGGACAGGCTATCACCCTGACGGTGCAACTCGCCGACGGAATGGACCCTAAAACGGTTTATTGGTATAAGGATAATAACGCCATCTCCGGTGCAACCGGTTTGACTTATACAAAGGCGAACTCCGTCGCAGATGACTCCGGTACGTATAAAGTTGTTGCCCATGACGGGTATGGCAACATCATCTCGGATAGCACAGTAGTAACCGTAAGTTAAATACCCGCGGCCTCCTGGCCGCTTTAAGGATTAGACATGACAGATAATTACGTAGTACGGGAACAATACAAGGGTGTGGTCGAGGTTGACGGGCAGTTAGTCCCGATGCGCGAAGAAGCGAACCCGGAAGCATTAATCGAAACTCAGCCAGTGGCCGAAGAACCGCATTACAACGGCGGCGGAGAACCTAAGCAGCGTCGCCGCCGCAAAAGCGTAGAGGAATAATTTATGCCGCTTATCGTGGAAACCGGTCAAGGCATCCCGAATGCTGACTCTTACGTCAGCCTGGAAGACGCGAGGTCCATGGCCTCTAAGTACGGTCTTGAACTACCGGAAGATGACATCACAGCGGAGGCCTCTCTCCGTAATGGCGCTGTATACGTTGGCCTTTTTGAGTCTCAGATGTGCGGACGCCGCGTATCCCCAAACCAGGCGCTGGCGTTCCCCAGAACAGGTATCAACCTGCACGGGTTCCCGCAACCATCTAACGTAATACCATCGTTAGTTATTCAAGCGCAGGTAATGGCCGCAGTTGAGTACGGCGCGGGTACGGACGTTCGGGGGTCTACAGACGGGCGCGAGGTCCAGACGGAGCGGGTAGAAGGCGCGGTGACCGTGTCCTACTTCAAGAATGGATGCTCAGGTGGCACCGTAAGCATCACGGCAGCCGATGATGCGCTACGTCCTCTTTTATGCGGGAGCAATAATGCCTACTCCTTTAATGTCTTCAGGGGGTAAGCATGGCCAAGACTAAATCGGAAATATTCGCCTTAATTGGGGCAAGCTTCCCTGATAACCAGTCCGGGCTAATTACGCCTGAAAAGTTGCGCGAAGTTACCACTCAGATGGCGGATTCTATGCTCTACGGCGTTAAGGAAATAGAAGTACTTCGCGCGGCGTCTACCGCTATCCAGGAACCTACTACCACTGGTACAGCGTTAACTGTATCCTTCGGTGGAGCGCAGAAAACAAGCACAGACCCGGTAATGATTAACTCGTCCGGGGTAGTTACGTTCAACGCCGCCGGTAACTACGCTATCCGTGTTAAGTTGCAGGCCGGCCGCACCGGGGCGAGCGGAACATCCGTCCTTCTGTCGCGTGTTCTTCTCGGTGGTGCGCAATTCGGGTCACCCGCCGCGACTAAACTGGCGAGTGAGGAAACCACAATCCCAATTGAATCTCGTGTTGTTGTGAATGCTGCCGTCGGACAGACTTTTACGGTAGAGATTATGCGCGACGCCTCCGGTTCTAACTTCGGAGGACTGTACCCACAAGCGGCAACGGTTACTTCATGGGGTGTAGCTCCATCCGCATTGCTGGCCATCTCAAGACTGGAGGGTGTGTAATGGGCACCGCTTTTAGTAAACGGATGCAAGGCGTAGGTACTCGTCTACTATCAAAATACGGCAGCACAGTAAATCTGGTGCGCAAAGGCCAGAAAACATGGGACCCTGTTTTAGGGGAGTACGTGTGGGGGCCTGACGTCGTACTCCCCCTTAAAGCGGTTCCTGTACCCGTTAATGCCGGTCTTGTAAACGGGACCACCATTCAGGCCGGGGACATGATGGTTAAAGCGGATTACAGCGTAGTACCAAAGATGGATGACAAGGTTCGGTTTAGCGGGGAACAATGGTCTGTAGTTGCTATTGAGAAGAAGATGGTTAACGATGACATTGTGGCATTCTTTATTCAGGTGAGAAAATGAGTTTTGCGCTCGATGTGTCCAGGTTCGTGGAAAAGGCTAAGAAGAATCCCGAGAAGGTAATGCGTCAGGTTTCTATAAAGTTGTTTTCTGCGATTATCAAAGCGAGTCCCGTAGATACCGGGCGATTTCGTATGAACTGGATGGCTTCAGGAAGCACCCCCGCAGATGGAACTACGGACGCCGCTGACAAATCCGGCAACACGGCAACAGGTAAGGTTACGAGTTTCGTACTAAACGCTGCTGACTGGCATACCTTCACTCTTACTAACAATTTGCCGTATGCGCAACGCCTTGAGTATGGTTGGTCCCGGCAGGCACCCCAAGGTATGGTACGGACTAACGTGTCTCGTTTCCAGCAACTCATTAACGAAGAAGCCAATAAGGTGAAATGATGGCAACATACTTCGAAGACCTGACAAAAGTATTCGACACGGCACTAGTAGCATTTGGCACGAACAACGGAATAAAGGTCGCATTGGAGAACATAGACGCACCTACGTCTACAGATGCACCATATCTTGCGAGTTATATGCTGTTGTCGGATACCGAACAAGCTGACTTGTTCTGGACTGAGCAACGCGCAGGTGTTTACCAGGTAGACATCAACGTAGGGTCTACCTTAGGTAGCGCTCCTGTAAACCGGCTAGCCGATAAACTAAATGTCACGTTTGCGGCTGGTAACTGTTTTAGTCGTAACGAAATCTGTGCTGAGGTACAATCGGTAAGCCTCGGCCCTCTTATTGTTGAGAATGGGTGGGCTAAGAGGCCTCTCTCAATTAATTTCATAGCCTTTACAGCGAGGATTAGATAATGGCGCAACCATACAAAGGCGCGATGACCGCGCAGTTTTACGTTCCCGAGACAACGCCCGGTGTGACGCCAGACAGCCCAATGTGGCAGCCACTGCGCAACACTGGCGGAATTCCTGCCGTAACACGCGACACCCTCGTCTCTAATGAACTGGACGGCAGCCGTGAAACATCGTCCATCCGCACCGGTAACCGCCAAGTAACGGGAGAGTACGCCATTGAGCTAAGCGCTGCCAGCCAGGATGAGCTGCTGGCCGGTGCGATGACGAGTTCGTGGGTGGCGGGTTCTACCGCACAAACAATCGGCATTACTGTAGACCCGGTGGCGAAAACTTTCACACGCACAACCGGCAGTTTTGTAACAGATGGGGTTGACGTTGGTGACCTGGTGCAATTTGATGGCCTGTCGGGTAATAATGACAAAGCTTTCCTCGTTACCGCGGTAACCGCTACGGTTGTAACCGGCGCGGGTATCCAACATACTTTAACGGCAGAATCCGACGTCCAGGCCGATTTGCGTATCGCAGATAAACTGGAAACCGGTAACTTGTGTAAGACTTATTCGATTCTTACGTGGTTGAAAGGTAAATGTGGGAACCCTGATTCGTATATCATAACCCGCGGCGTCGAGTTTACCGGGTTCACTATCGAACAGGCCGTTAACGCGATGGTAACCGGTTCATTCCCGTTCATCGGCCTGAATCAGGAAATTCTGGAAGAGCTGCCGAGCGGTTCAAATTTCACGACTAATTTTTCCGCCCGTCCGTTTGCATCGGTTGATGTATCAGTCTATGACGGTACCGCACCGCTTAAACTAATCGATACTTTCACCATTACTAGCGACAACAGCGCGTCCGCGCAGTTCGAATTGGGTAATAACAGTGTTGCATTTGTTGAGCGTGGCCGCGCGGCTAACACTTTCTCGCTAGCTGGTAAGCTCTACGACATGACGTTATTGAATAAATTCCTTAACGAAACGCAAATGGAGGTATCTTCTGTTCTGGATGGCCCGGACGGTGCAATGAGTTTCACGCTAAAACGCGCTTCATTGACGTCAGCAACTCCGGAAATCGGCGGCCCCGAATCTGTCACCCTTTCTCTCGAGGGGCAGGCAACCGGCAACCAGTTCCAGTCTTCAATTGTTATCCAGCGCGTTAAGTACGCATAAGAAAAAGGCCCCTTTCGGGGCCTTAGTTTTAAATTAAACCTTCTTCTGTTAACTTACCAATAACCCACATTGTTTAATTTATACACTTTCCTTTGAACCGGGAAGCCTAAGTTATTGATTTCCTCGGAAACCTCAAATTTGAGGCGATCGAGAGTCTCTAAGTCCTTAGCCATTTTCTCTATGTCCCTAAGTACATTGTCATGACGCTTGCCCGTCAGTTCAGCAATCTCGCGGCTAGACATCGTTTTTACTCCTACGGCGTTAATTAAACTGCTCATACATTCCTCTCTCTCTTGTTTGTATATCTGTATTTAACTTCTGACATGCTTATTGTTTAAATCGGGCTCTTTATCGTCACGATAAAAAAAAAGCCCCCTTTCGGGGCCTTTTCTTACTCATCAATATTGCTTCGGTATTGCCGCAACTTCTCCAGACTTTCAATTGCTTCAGCTAAGTCGGTTTCGGTGTCTTTGTACCCTCGCAAGCCCATACACAGCAGTTTCTTCAATGCGTGTTGTAGTGCTGGGTCGCGGACGTCGAAGGCACGCAGTACATCGTAAACGTCTACAGTCATAGTGCTGCCGTGAGCATTTGTCATTGTGCGGTTGTATTTATTTGTCATGCCAGCATCTCCGGTGAAATAGTTAAACGTGCAACTTCCCCATATTCTGCGCTATACGTTATCACGTTAGCACTACGGCCTGACATCCAGCCACCTCGCGATGCGTATGCATCTTTCGCCGCCAGGGTGCGGTGTTGTTCGACTACCATATTACGGCTTTCTACAATCTTCTGGTGGTGCAGGTGGCCTACGTGTGCATAACTGTAAACACTCTCACCGAACGCTTTGCGGAACTTGGCAATCATAACCGGTTCGATAGCGTCGAATCTAGCCTTATGCCCGTGGTGGAAGAACAGTGTTGTTTTGCCGTGTTGCACCATTTTGTAGACATCAGCCGAGGTATCCACAAAAACACGAGGCTCATTATCGTACAGCGTGCTGAACATCTCGGCCAGCCAAATCATGCCGGATTCGTCATGATTCCCTTGCACGATAAGAAGGTGCACTGATTTATGCTTAATCAGTGCCATGTTGACCACGCGCCGAACCATACGAATCATGTAGCGCACCAGTTTCTGGTAACGCGTATCTGCATCCAACACATGGCCACTAGCTGGCGTAACGGCATCAAGACTATCGAAGTGGGCAAAGTCCCCTAATAGATTAATAACGCCCACACCGGCGTCCGGTGCTTTCTGAAACGCGGCATCGAACCATTTAGAGAAAAGGTCTTCCGCAATCTTCATATCCCAGTCGCCACCGCTCTCATCCGCCCAGGCCAACATGCCTAAATGGAAATCAGAAACAGTGTAAAGATTTAGCAACTTTTCGTTCAGTCGCTTTTTAGGAGGAGGGACCTCAGAAACCGGCGTGATACCTGACTTCATGCCGTCAATAACCGCGTGCATCAACTCGACCTGGCGTTCCGCGTCGGTATCGGTTTTCACCCATTGCAACTTAGTGTTGCCAAACTCGTCCACCAGGGACGACGTCCCTTTAATCTTGTAGCCGTCCGGTACAAGGTGGCTAACGTCACGCCCGTGGCCAACACCTTTCTTGGCCAGACGCGCGGAGCGAAGCTGAACATTACGGCGAGACATATTGTACTTTTTAGCTATTTCTGTTGGGCCGAGGCCCGCATTTAGCTCTTGTTGCAACTGTTCATCTGTTATTTTGCGAGTGACCATGTTTATTTCCTGATTGTTTAAGACAAACCTGATTACAATAATGTAAGTTTAATTTAGCCGGATCATTTACTGTTAACGTTTGAGTTGCAGGCCCAGATAAGAGCACCTACCCACGGCAGAAGAATCCACCCCAGTAAAAGATTGCATACGAAGATTCCTAATTTAGCTTTATGATTGCGCAGCAAGGCCACCAGGAACGGGATGAAATAGATAAACGCGATGATACCGATAGAAACGCCCATTTTCTTAACCTCACATTGTTTAGTTGACGTAAGGATAATAGGCCACTATTAACGGTTATGCAAGCTATTTTGTTATTCTTATTTAGCGTCTACGGTCGCACCGGAAAAGCGGGTGGTTCCCGCCTGGCGCAACTACCAACCAGTAACCGACTAACCAAAGGGTATTACTATGAAACTTAGCGATTTTTACTACGAAGCCGAAGCTGAGAAAGGCGCGCGCATGCCGATTCCTTTAAAAGATGGTACAGATTCAGGAGAATGGCTGAACGTTGTCTCTCCGGAGGCCGCTGTCGCAGTTAAAGCTATGCGTGCCTTCACCCTGGCGTACCGAGCGGCGGTAGGTAAATTAAAACCGCTTCGGGATAAATGCGAAGAGCAAAAAGACTTCTCAGAATACAATTTAAAAATGGAAGATGCAGCCGGAGACCTAAACCGGCAATTGGCTCTCGAATTGGTGAATGGTTGGAGTCTTGATGACGAGTTCACTAAGGAAAATCTTAAGACTCTTCTCACCCAATATAAGCGCCTGGCAGAACATGTAGTCGTATTCCACCATGAGCAGTTGCGCCAATTGCAGGAAAAGTAGACGCGTTGTTTCAGTTCGCCCGTTGGAACTTCATAACCCGCCACGAAAGGCGCAAGTTTGACAGTATAGCCGACGGGCACAAAGCCGCGCTTATCGCTATGGGGGTAATAGAAGACGCGGAAGAAACAACGCAGGACGCCGGGCCTGAATGCCCCCCTGAACTACTCACCACTTTTGAGAAGTATCGTGATGTTAAATTCACCCGCCGCGTTGATGACGACGGCGTAAAGCTATACCCGAGAGAGCAACTTAGCTGGTCGGATTTAGTGGCGTATAGCACTATTTCAGGTCAGAATATAGGGATGTTTGAATCTGAAATTATCATGGGCTTAGATGCCATTTTTGAGGGTAGAAACGATGGCTGATGTAGCTAGCTTAGTAGTAAAGGTAACCGAACAAGGCGCGAAGGCCACATCAGACCGTCTTGATAACCTCTCTAAATCCGCAAAAGTTGCGGGGGCTGCGGTCACCGGTCTTGCCGCCGCTGTAGCCGCTACAGCGTATAAAGCGGCGCAGGAACTAGTCGGGTCCCAACGGCAACTGGATAAGATGTCGGCCAGCCTGAAAACACTAACGGGCAGTACTCAAGGCGCGAAGCAGGCCCTGAGTATTTTACAGGACTTCGCCCGTGATACACCTTACGGCCTTGAACAAGCGGTGGAAGGATTCCGTAAACTGGTGGCCCTTGGTTTAACCCCGTCGGAGGAAGCGCTACGCTCCTACGGCAACACCGCATCAGCTATGGGTAAAGACCTCAGTCAGATGATTGAAGCGGTCGCGGATGCGAGTACCTTCGAATTCGAACGCCTGAAAGAATTCGGCATTAAGGCTAAGCAGAACAAAAGCGATATTGAATTTACCTTCCAGGGGACGACCACTGTAGTTAAGAAAAACGCCGCCGATATTGAGCAATATCTTCTCGACATAGGCAACGTTAACTTCGCTGGGGCGATGGCTGACCAGGCTAATACACTGAACGGAGCTATTGCCAGTGCGGAGGATTCATGGTCCCAGTTGAAGATGACTCTTGCTACTAGTTTAGATGTAGGGTCGCTGGCGGAACCTTTACGCTATATCGACGGCCTGATACAGGAGATAAATGCCCAGATCGCATCCGGTGAATTCGTAGCGGAGATGCGGATGTGGGGTGACATGGCATCTGAAGTTGGCGGCGCGATAGAGGCTTCATTCGACGCGGCGTTCGGGATGGTAGGCGACGCGTTAAACGCGTTGAACTCCGCCTGGACTTACACCAGTGAAAGCATTACCGGAAGCGGAGAGGAGACCGCATCGACGATAGCCGAGGCAGCGGCGGACGCACTGGACTTCATTGCCCAGGAATTTACGGCAATGGAGCGGTTTTTTGAAGATATGGTTAAAGGTGCTCAGGATGCGGGACGTCTTGTAAAGGCCGCATTGACTCCTGGTGAGTCGGTGGCCGAGGCCAAGAACCTTAACTTCCAGTTAGCGCTTGCTATGGATACCCAAAGGGGTGTGGCTGACCTGACACGGAAAAGTTTCCGTGAACAGGTAGAAGCACAGGAAGACCTCATCGCATTGAAGCGGGCCGCCTACGATATTGACAAAGAAGCCGCTAAGGCCGAGGGGTTGGGTAAGTTTAAGGTGCCTGGTATGGGAGGCGGTACGGTTGACGATCCCGCGGCCAAAGCCGCTAAGAAAGCCGCCGACACATTCGAACGCCAGAAGAAAGCCGCGGAGGATTTCTATTACCAGTCAATACACCTTAACGACGACGTATTCCAGAAGATACAAGCCAATCAGGAAGAGCAACTTACTAAGCTACAGGAGTTTTACGGCAACCGCCTCCTTAGCGATAAACAGTATGAAACTGCTAAAACGCAGATTATGCTTGAGGCGGATACGGCCCGTCAGACAGAATTGGACAAACGTGAGAAAGAGCGCCTGGAAAAACAGTTCTCCGCGGATGCGTATGTCGCTCAGATGCAGGCCCTTGCCGAAGGGGAGTTTGCGGAGTTAGACCGCCAGTATGAAGTTAAGCTGCAAAAACTTAATGATTTCCATGAACAGGGTTTAATTGCCGAAGAAACCTACCAGCAAACGTTAAGTGCTATGGACGAGTCTTACTCCCTTGACAGGGCGAAGGCGACCAGCGCGGCTTTCGGTAACATGGCGAGCAACATCGGGGCCGCGCTGGGGGAGGCGTCAACCGCGTACAAGGCATTTGCAATCGCGCAGGCGACAATCGCCACGTACACGTCAGCCGTCGAAGCGTATAAGTCTACGGCGGCAATACCGGTAGTCGGGCCGTTTTTAGCGCCGGTTGCCGCCGCAGCGGCGGTAGCTGCGGGTCTCGCCAACGTAGGCAAAATACGGTCAGCACGCGAGCAGGGTGGTAACCTGGCCGCCGGTCAGATGTCTACCATTGCCGAACGCGGTAAACCGGAAGTGATCATGCCCGCTAACGCCTCCCGTGTCCGAACCGCGGAGCAGATGCGCCAGATTATGGGAGAGAACGGTGCTAAATCAGGCGGGGATAATGTTACTATTGTAAACAACACCACTGGAAGAATTGATTCTGCGGCGACGGAACGTGACGATGAAGGTAGATTGCGTATTATAATCAGTGAAACCGTGAGCTCAGCGTTGCTGGATAGTAACAGCGCCATTTCTAAGTCACGCCGCGCTACACGCGGCCAACCAGGATATTGATATGAGCGATTATCATTTCCCGGCCTCTTTGAGGCCTATAGTATCGAAAGGCTACTCGATGACACGCGGTAACAACGTGTGGCGGGTAGACCTGGCCGGAGGCGGAGTTCGCCAGGGGCTAGACACCTATTTTGACGTGTTTCCGATTAACGTCACCCTGGTCGTATCGCCGTTGGGGCGGCAGGCATTCCTCAGCTTCATGGAGAAAGTAGACGGTGGCGCGTCCAGTTTCTGGATGAAGCACGACCTGGGCCAGGGTATTGATGACTACCAGGTAACGCTAACGTCAACGTGGAATGAGTCCACCGACGACGGTAAAAACTGGGTAATCACTTTCACTGCCACCGCCGAGAAGTCACCATTCCAGGAAGCCAGCAACGCTTGTCTGAACCAGAACCTACCAGATTTGTACGGGTGCTATGGTGATTGCCTTGGCGAATTCCTTAAAACCTACGGAGTGTATCAGACTACATTCCCCCGAATCTGGGACCCTATGCGATGAGCCAGGAATCAGTAGAGGCCGCGTACCGGCGTAAGCTGGCGTCCAATCCAGACGGTGAGATGGACTTTATTACTCTTGAGATATATCACCCGCTTCTTTCGAAGCGGTGGCTGCTCGTGCGCGGAGTTAATGACTTGACCGCGACTCTTGAGACAGGGGAGGTTGTGACGTTCGAGGGTACGCCGATGGAGGTCAAGAACGCCGCTAACAATAACGATATGGACCAGACCGCGTCATTTTCGTTGCCGGATGTGCTTAATATACTGGACGAGGAAATGGACCGCATTCCTTTTGATAATAAGGAATTACCTAAATTCATCTTCCGGCGTTATGTGAGCACCGACCTGTCCTATCCATGCGACGGCCCGGTGGTTTATGAGCTACAAACACTCACGCAAGAAAAAGGCGTATTCACAGCAGAAACCGGTACGCCGATGCTTAACCAACGGGCTACTGGCATTTTGATGACACCGGAGGAGATTCCTTTACTTCGGGGAATACTGACATCATGAACATTAATGACTACACTGGTTTGCCGTATGACTTCCGCCGCCGTAATTGTTGGCACCACGTCCGCAACGTCCGGGCGGACGCGGGGTTATCAACCCCAATGTTTGACGTCACTAGCCCAACGGCAATAGATTCCGCCTTCGACGACGGCCACGCTAATCCGAAAGGACTAATCCGCGTGTTTATCCCTCAGAATTTCGACGCTGTCTTGCTGGGGGTGAAACATCGAGGGCGAATAGTGTGGCACGCTGGGGTATATTACGAAGGAATGGTTAGCCACTGTGAGTTGGCGTCCAGACAGGTTAGACTGGATAGTCTGGAAGACCTTAAAGATACTTATTCGGAGATTGAATTTTGGCGCTAGTAATCCACTATACCCGTAACGAAGACGGCACGTTTGATGTCAAGCACTACCGCGATAACCCAATTAACTTCGCCGTTACCCACGTCCCTGATGGAGTTCCGTTTCGCGTTTTCATCGACGAAATCGGAGAGGATAACGACGTAACAGAAGACTTCGAAGCACTGAAAGAAAACGCGACTTTCCACATTGTGGAATCTGCCGGTGGAGGCGCTATTAAAGGCGTCATGAAGATTTTTAGCGTTATCCTTAAACCGCTGGCGAAACTACTATCACCATCCGTGAAAGGGGCGTCCTCTAACCTGGCGAACTCGCAGGCGGATTCCCCGAACAACAGTCTCACCGACCGTAACAACAAGGCGCGCCCGTACGAGCGCAGTTATGACATCTGCGGGACAGTGCAAACCATCCCTAATAACCTTATGACTACTTATAAGGTGTTTAACGCCGCCGGTAAAATTGTAGAGTACGGTTATTACGACGCCGGGCGTGGCTACCTCGACATACACCCGGAAGGTATAACGGACGGGGATACCCGTGTATCGGATATAACAGGTACGTCGGTCGCTGTGTACGCACCATATACATCACCCAATAACACATCGACACCCCAGGTCGTGGTCGGAGACCCCATAGAGCAGGGCCTGTATATCACCGTAGAATCTAACGAAGTAGACGGCGTGGTTCTGAAAGCACCCAACGGCCTGGGCATTTCTTTCTCTTACATGTCCGGATACCCGTCCTTATCCGGTAACATCGGCACCATATATGACCCAACAGGTGGCTCGGATTTTTCTGGGGTACTGGTGCCTAATGATACATTTTCGCTGGTGGCCGCGTGGACAAATACAGACGTTGACCTCTCCGGCGGCGGATATCAGGTAGTCAGCGTGTCCGAAGGGACCGTTACCTTTATAGTGCCCGGTGGCCTCATTGGTAGGTGGCAAGAAATAAGACCCGGTTCATTTTTCCGTGGTGATGGAGAGGCCTCGCTGCAACCAGACAGCACGTATGAGAAAACATTAACCGATTGGGTTTCAATAAACCGTACCGAGGTCGAGCGTATAGTCGCCAATATCGCCGCCGCGAACGGCATGTATAAAGACAACGGCAAATCGAAAACACTGGCGTCAGTCACCGCCGAAATACAGTATCAACTGCTCGATGAAAACAGCACTCCTTACGGACCGATATATACTGCGCAAGGAACCGTGTCCGGACGCACCCCAGACTATAACGGCGTCACTATTTACGCTGACCTGCCGGTTGTGTCGCGGGTGAGGGTTCGCGCCAGGAGGGTTACGGACCTGGACTTTAATTTCGAGGGGTCTGTAGTCGATGAGATAACGTACGTTAACTTATACGGGCAAACACGTGACAACACCCCACACTACGGCAACAGAACAACAGTACACTCGATGCGCAAGCAGACCCCACGTGCTGCGGAAGTAAAGCAACCACAGTTGCGCATGATTGCTACTGAAATGGTGTACAAATACCTCGGTAATGGTGTTTTCGAAGACACGATGACTCCCAATACACAAGCCGTGCAATCTCTTATCCGCCTGGCGCATGACCCGGATGTTGGCGGTTTAAACCTGACAGTACGCAACATGGATAAGTTACTTGCCGTGCAGAACGAGGTCGAAGCGTATTTTGGCGACAAACAGGCCGGAGAATTTTGTTACACGTTTGATGACTATAAAACCACTATGCAGGATATCGTTAGTACTATAGCTGACGCTATCTTCTGTACTCCATACAGGCGTGGGGCGGACATCCTTCTCGATTTTGAACGCCCTCGCATGGGCCCTGAGATGGTGTTCACCCACCGAAGTAAGGCTGGTACTTCCGAAAAATGGACCAGAACCTTTAACGATGCGCAGGTGTTCGATAGTCTTAAATTCTCGTACATAGACCCTAAAACAAACGTTAAAGAAACCATAACAATACCTGAAACTGGCGGGCTTAAAACGGAGACTTATGACTCTAAGGGTATTCGCAACTATAAGCAGGCTTTCTGGGCGGCAAACCGTCGCCACCAGAAGAACATTTTAAAGAAAATTTCGGTGTCGTTTACCGCCACTGAAGAGGGTATTTTCGCCCTTCCGAATCGTGCCGTTAGTGTGGTTAAGGGCTCCAGGATGGCTACCTACGACGGCTACGTAACCGCGGTAAACGGGCTCACCGTAGAACTGTCACAACCGGTTAAGTTCACCTCGGGAGATGACCATTCTTTGATTCTCAAGTTACGCGACGGCGGAGTGCAAAGTGTTAATGTAGTCCCTGGAGCGCACGACCGGCAGGTAATCATGACGTCGGTACCGCAAGAAGCCATTTACACTGGTAATAGCGCTTTGAAAACTGAATTTTCATTCGGCAACGAAGCAAGGCATAATGCTCAGATGATTCTTGTTTCTACAGTAGACCCAGGGGATGACAGAACAGTCAAAATAACCGGGTTTAACTATGACAAGGATTTCTATAAGTTTGACAACGTGCCTCCTTTCGGTCGTGCGTTCTCCAACGGATCTGATAACGGTTTTAACTAAGAGGATACCCATATGTCTACTGGTTGCAGCGATGTACTGACACTTAACGATTTACAAATAGCTAAAAAACACCAGATTTTCGAAGCCGAGGTGATCACCGGCAAACAGGGTGGTGTAGCCGGCGGTGCAGATATCGGCTACGCCACTAACCAGGTAACAGGGCAGACGCAGAAGACGCTGCCGGCGGTCTTACGTGACGCCGGTTTCTCCCCGGCGTCCTTTAACTTCGCAACCGGCGGAACCCTGGGAATTAACGATGCCAATAAAGCTGTTCTTTGGCCTATAGAGGATGGCGGGGATGGGAACTATTACGCATGGCGTGGCTCCCTGCCGAAAGTTATCCCCGCGGCGTCCACCCCTCTAACAACCGGCGGCATTTCTGATTCGGCTTGGGTAGCTTTTGGGGACATTACCTTTCGCGCGGAAGCGGATAAGAAATTTAAATACTCCGTTAAGCTGTCCGACTTTACTACGTTACAACAATTGGCGGATGCCGCTGTTGATAGTGTTCTTATCGACCGCGATTACACTTTCAGCAATAACGAGACCGTTAACTTCGGCGGGAAGACCCTGACCATCGACTGTAAAGCGAAGTTTATCGGCGACGGCATGCTAATATGGGAACAACTCGGCGAAGGGTCTGTTGTGAATCAACCACATATGCAGACACAAACCACACCGTACACGGTGTATAGATTCGACGACAACGGTAACTGGGTGACTAACCCATCAACGGTGCTGGCGTCGGTAGTCCAAAGGATGGATAAGGGGTATAAGCCCAATATTAACGATTTGGATATCTGGGGTAGCCTTCCTGATCACATAAAAAATCAAACAGCCGGTGCGACCCTCCGCGTTATGAGCGGATCAAACATAACCGTAAATTCACCGGAAGCGACTTTCGGCGGTTATGTATTCACTCTATGTAATCGTATATTGGTTAAAAACCCACGAAATTTTATCGCATGGGAGTCGGGTATTACTTTTGAAAACCACCATACATCCGCATGGGGCTATGGTAACTGGGTCGTCGGCGGAGAGATAAAGTACGGTTCAGGGTGCGCCGTTTTGTTTATCCGCAATGACGGCGGTGAAGACCATGATGGCGGGGTCAGGGATTTAATATCATATCGCGTTGGTGAATCTGGAGTTAAAACTTATCAAAACGAGATTGGTGGAAGGTCCGCCCGAAACTACCGTCTGGTGTTTGATAACATTACGACCATACAGTGCTATTACGACGGGATAGATATCAACGCGGATACAGGCCCCCAGGTTGAGCGCGTAGATGATTACCCGCTCTCCCAATACCCCTGGTTTCAGTTGCCGACTGAACACATCATCCGCAATATCATTACACGTGACTGCATGGGTATCGGCGCGTGGTGGGATGGGCAAAGAAATATCATTGATAATGTTGTAACCTACGAGGCCCATAAAGAGGGTATTTTTGATAGAGGTACTAACAACGACATCACTAACGTAACAGTTATCGGCGCAAACAAGGACGTAGTTAACGTTAACCAGCTTACTTGCGAGGGCAGTAGCAGATTGCGGGGCGTTATGATTCATGCCTACACCACGCAAGGGTATGCCGTATACGCACCACAATCGGAAATATCCGCTGTCGCTTGCGCAGGGAGCGGGACCAAGAAAATACTTTGTACCTATGTCAGTGATGTGCAAGGGGGTAACATCAATGTCCAACACAATGAAAACCAGATGACACTCGCTATGCGCCCTGCGATGCACGGTACCATAAATCCATCACTATTGATGACCGCAGATTGTCAAGTGGCGGCACCTGGTGGGGAGGCAAGCATTGTGAAGCTTTCCGCAATCCAGGAGGGGGTGCGCGTGGGCGAGATGCAGCTTAACCGCTTAGGCTTTAAGCATATGAGCATACCAGTAGCCCCATCAGCTCTACCGGAAAGCGCATTAGAGCATAATTCATCTATAGGCTTTTTCTTTGGAGATGACGGGGTGCTGCGAATCCTCATCAAGAAACCAGACGGGACTTACAAAACCCACGACTTATCCTAAATAGTAAAGGCCCCTTTCGGGGCCTTATTCAAATTACGCAGCGCAAAGCGTAAACGGTAAAAACACCGGCAATAATAAGTCCTGCTATGAAGCATTTTGCTCCGGAAGTGTATCGCATTTCAGGTTCTCCATAATAAAGTCAAGTTGCGCATTAGCGGCGTCTCTTTGTTGCCGTAGTCTTAGCACTTCCTCTTCGAGTTCCTTGATACGTTTTTGCAATGTCGGAATCGGGGCTATGATGTTCATTTCTTACCTCGTCTCTTCATATAGTTAAGCAATTCTTCCTGAACCGATTTCTTCTCGTCAGTACGTGTAGCGACAACCTCGTCCAGCGTGTCTTTAGCAACGATGTGATAGAGGAACACCGGGCGTTCGTGGCCTGCCTGCTTCTGGCGGACAGGGCCTATACGCTCAACGACCTGCAAATAGTGCTCAAGGTTCCAGCCTTGCGAGATGAATGCCAGATGATGCCCCCCGTCCTGTAAATTCAAACCATGGCCGGCTGACGCAGGGTGTACACATAATATTTCGATTTCACCACGGTTCCACGCTTCCATCTGCTTATTACCCTTTGAACCTTTAGCAAACGCCTGCGCCTGTGGGAAACGCTTAAGGATGCGCTCCAGTTCATGCTTGAACTGATAGGCAACCAGTAACGGCGCACCCTGTAACTCCTCAACAATCGACTCCAGCGCATCCAGTTTCGTGTCGTGCACTTTCTCCCAGTCTTTCGTTGCTTCTCCATCTGGTCCTGATACATACACGGCACCGGACGCAATCTGCAAACACTTCGATGTCTTCGCTGCCGCATTAGCCGCTTCAACTTCTCCGCTCTCCAGTTCCGCAAATAATTTCTCCTCCATATCTATGTAAGCCTGACGTGCTTTCTTCGGCAGGTCGATTTCAACAGGTACGATAATCGGCGCTTCGCAACCAAACCACTCGGCGGCGTCAATGGTCAGGCTTACATCCTTCATCTTCTGATGAATCTCATTATCTGCGCCAGGGCGTGCGTGGTATTCACGGGCCATAGCCGATTTACCTTTCTGTACCGAGTTAAACCAGCGGTCAGTAAAGGATGTGTATGAAGACCCCAGGCGCTCGCCAGCGTCGATGAACCAGTTCTGCCCCCACAAGTCTTTCAAGCCGTTAGGTGATGGTGTACCTGTCAGGTTGATGAAACGCTTGACCTTTCCGAACGCCACTTTACTAAGAGCCCTCGCCCGCTTGCTTCCGCCAGAACGACTGCGGAACGATTTCAGCTTCGTGCTTTCATCGGCAACGATAACGGTAAAAGGCCAGTCGTCTTTGCCGTAGTAGTTGATCAACCACTCGATAACTTCATAGTTAGTGCACACCACGTTAGCGTCTGACTCGAGCGCCGCTACGCGACGCTTCTCGTTACCGGTTGCGTCGACAACACGCAGACAAGGGAAATTCCAACGTGCCTGTTCTGCGGGCCACGTACCAGACGCAACACGTAACGGGGCGAGGATTAACACGCGGTCATCTTCTGTAAGTTGCCCATTACGGAACAGTCGATTGAGAACCCACAACGTTGAGCTTGTATTGTGCGTAACAGTGAAGTCCCCCAATAAAAACCGACTGTCACCGTCAATAGTGAAGCCGAAATAATCATCTACGCCGACCGGGGTTATGGATTCTATTCCAACGTTAAGAACGTTCTTATTAATATTACGCTTCGGTAAATTCTGGTGACGTCCGCGCACGAAAGGTACCTCAGAAAAATCGCCGGATACCGACACACGGAAGTAATCACCCCAAACATCAGTGTTTGTGCAACGCTTGCGAGTTTTCTTCTTGTAAGCGGCAAAACCAAGAGAACGGCATAGATAGCAAAAATCATCAGCAAGTCTCTCGCTTACCGAAATCCAGTCAAAACCTGCTTTAGACAAATCGCGGTAACCATCACTATCCAGAAGCCCAGCCAGCAACTCTAAACGCTGTCTCCGGTCGCCGCATTTGTAATTATGCGGTATGTGCTTATTGTTCAGGACACCCGCCGATTTCAGCGCGTGCGTAAACCCGTGCTTCTTATGACCTGTGTTGCCGTGAGATATACTCCATGTAAGTCCTTCTTTTCGTATTTGCATCCTATTACGTGCTGCGTACGACTCAAGATACGCCCTTATTTCCTTTTCGTTCTCTCCTGATGTTATGGCCCCAGACGACGAAGTACCGTCGCCCAGCCATAGCCCCATAAGGTACGGGGGCAATAAAGCCTCGTCCTGCTCTTTCCTTGGAAAATCGACAGGTACCCGCCAACCCTTAAGACACCCATTAGGCCCGGTTACATATTTCGGCAACTTAAGCCAGTCGCGGACGCTTATGTCGAAAACGGTGTTATCTGGCCATGAACCTTTTGCGATACCTGTAGTAGTTCGCAGTGATAATATATGGCTTTCGTTTACCGTATACGACTCGCCTTTTCGCGGTTTAACCTCGTACATCATCTCCCGGCCTCTACCGAGAGACAGTACATTTCTAGGCGTTGAATCTGGTCCCATAAGCACGTCACCGACGATGACGTCTTCTACTTTCTTGGTCGTACCGTCAAACATAATAACTTCAGTCCCGCGTTTCAGGCACTTGCCGCTGCCCATCGAAGCCCAAATATTACAGCGCGGGTGCCGCAACATGAACGAAGTCATTAGCTTTTGATAAGGTCTTCTAGTGAATTTACTCATTTCGCCACCAGTACAAGTTCCTTCCGCCCGAACGCCGTAACGTTACCCGTTACATCTTCGATAACCAGTTTACCATTCGACTCGACGTACACAGTATCAACGGCAACAGGCTGGCGTGTCTTAACGTTGAAAATCATGTCACCCGGTACGATGTCACGTGCTGGTTTGTGGTCATATTCGTATTTCATTTCTTAATTCCTTATTTGTGTTTGGTGTGAACTAAATATAATAGCGTTCTATTAATTCATCAACCTGTTTAAACGAACCAACGACAAAAACATTCGCGCCACGTTTTCGAAATCTCTCATGTTCACGTAACTGGTGCGGGTCTGGCTTCGTATTTTCGTCCTTCTTAATCTCGACAAACCAGATGATACCGCCCGGGAGAATTACCAACAGGTCCATTGCCGCGCGTCTATTTTCGTACGACAATTTGCGTACGAGGCCACCGAGGGCCTCGAATCGCTCTTTTGCGTATTTCTGGATCTTACCTTCCGGGGTCATGAGTGCAGAACCCAAGTAAGGAAAGCCCCACCTAGAACGGCAACGCCAACAAGCTTAAAGAACAGACTGTAACAGAACACCGCAGCTATCCCCGCACCGAGTAACAGTGCGAGCATGGTTACTATCGTCCAGAATACAAACATTGTCATAATATGCACCCCTCGCGTTTCGTATGCTCAATTCCGCAGCGCGGACAGATTCGGCAGTCTTCTTCTCGGAAATAGTAAATAGTCATTCCAGCACCCACATATAAATTGCAGCTAGCACCACTAATACAGCGACCATCACGCCGTATCGCCCCTCGTGGTGATAGACACCGGCCCCAAATCCTGCCGGTGTCGCGGTAATCAGTTTACTTAGCATAACGGTACACCTCTTCCCCGGCCCATGTTAGTGGGAATCCTTCAGCCCATTCAGGTAATGAGCATAACAGGTCGCCCATCTCTTTAACCGTGTACTCCGGTGTGTCCGGTGTTTCAGCGACACATTCGTCATGTACGTGAAGTACAATTGGGTAGCCCGCTGCCTCGACCGTCAGGAGTCCGTTAACCAGTAAATCGCGGCACAACGCCTGGATAATGTTTTCACACAATTTTCCGCCGTGGGTGTACAAAGTTGTCCACTGGCGGGTGGTCTGATTTTCGCCCTGGTATTTAATGCGAACGTTAGTTGTTACGCGCCCGTCCTCGTCGGTCTCTTTAGTGACGCTTAAGCCTATACCAGGGTAGGACATGACGCGCCCCGACGGCAGCTCCACACACAACCACCAACCTGGCACAAAGTTACCCTGTCTGTCTTTCTCTTTAGTACGCCAAATGCGAATAGCTCTGTTGCCGTTGGGGCGGACCCTGGCCCCCGCCCAAAACTCTCGTCCCGGATTTCTGATTGCTGCAATTGCCGAATCCTTAAGGTCATTCCAGAATTTCACTGTCTCCGGATGGGCCTCGCGCCACATGCGCTTAATAGCATCGCAGGTGCGCCAGACTTCTTTGGGCAGCACATAGGAGGCCCGTTCGTCCTTTTTACCGGGTTTTGGAGGTCGTTTAGCCTCCTGAATCCGCGCCCATTCATAACCTCGGGCAGTGGCAGCCCAGATATGGTTGGGGAACGTGCCCCGCATTGTCTCCGTCATCTTAAAGAGGTCCAGCCCGTAAGTTTTAGCCATAGTCATGAAGGCCCCTACGCCACCTTCGTAGCCGAGGCCAAGCTCACAACACTTCCCGACCTGACGTAGGTCCTTACGGGTGGCCTTAAGCTCAACAGGGTCCATACCAAACATCTTACCGGCTGTGGCGCAATAGATATCAATCCCCGCGCGGAACGTCTCAAGGGCGGACGTCTCCCCCGCCGTCCAGGCTAACCCGCGCCCTTCCACGTTTGAGTAGTCTGCGACGAGCAACTTATTGCCTTTTTCCGGGATGATGCAACTGCGGACAGTCGAGGCCGTCAGTTTAGATACATCAAAACGGCGATGCGCCCGACCCCTTAAAAGCAAATTGATGCCAAATGATAGCGGGTTAAGCCTGCGGTTCCAGTCTTCGTCGGACTCCCACGGCTGGCGTACAAGTTTCTTTTCCTCGTTAGTTGGGTCATCGTGGTAGTACCCGCGCGACAGGTTCTGTGGTTGGAACCCTTTACCTGCAAATCGTAAAGTGCGCTTTGCCCCGCCATACTGGATGCACCCACGGCGTCGTCCGTCTTTAGACCGTCCTAGCAGGAGCGGTTTATACTTTGTCGACGCCGTGGAGGCCGCGCCGAGGCGCATCTCAATGATCATGCGCGCATCGTCAGGCAAGTCGTCGTCCTCTAACAAACCTTCAAGCGTTGCTTTCTGCGCATTATAAATGTTATAGGCCGGTGCCAGTTCCCGAAGGATTGGCAGGAAGTCTTGACCCGTTAGCTTCCCACCAAATTTCACCCTGGCCTCGTTTTTCAGCTCTTGCTTGTGGCGTTCAACTGCTGCTACCGCCGCCTCAGCAAGAGCCGTATCAACAAAGAAGCCTCGGTCGTTGATTAACTGGTCGAGTTCCAGTACACGGTCCTCGAACTCTGAGTTACCCCAACGCGGCAGCTTATGGAAGACTTCACGCATCGCAGTGATGTCACTAACGGCGTACTTGACGAACAGCGCCCACTCGTCCGGGTGTGTTTCGGCGGTGTAGCGGCGGATTTTGTAGTTCTTCGGCGTCGGTTTAGAAAAACGCTTAATCAGCGCCTTGCCGCGTTTATCTTTCGCGTTGTCCGCAGATACACTCAGCACCTCACACAACGCGTCAAGTGAACCCGGCAACGCGTGGCGAAACGCCCAAATCATCGTATCAATGGTGTTGCTTACCGGAATATCAAAGTCCCAGCAGTGTTTCATGATGAGCCTGTCGAACATTGAACCGTTATGCCACACCATCTTAATGCGACTGTTTGGCTTAACCAGGCGGCGTAGCGCGCGGTATAAATCCCCCGGCATGTCGCTGCCGTCGGTGCAATCCCATACCTGTACAGGCTCGTCGTCAAAAGCATAGGTACAGATGAGCACTTCGGTTGACGGGTGTTCGGCGTAAGCGTAGGAACCGACTTTCTTCAAATCGGCTTCGGAGAATGTTTCAAAGTCCAGGTATAAGTAGCTCATTTCTTTTTCCTTAAGTCCAGTGCCTTCGTTTCGCTTAATCTTATTTTCATACAATCACGGCAAATCCACACATGCCGGTATCCGGCCCGGTACTTATCCTCGTACCACGGAAGCGGTTCCATATAGCGCCAAACGTGCTTACAGAAAAACATTATTTTCGGCCCTTAGTAAAAAGGCCCAATGTAGGGCCCTAGTTAAATTGATTAAGATATTAGCGGCGACGTCCGCGGCGCGGTGCTTCATCTTCTTCGTCGTCTTCCAGGTCATCGACACTTGCGGCAACTTTAGAGCCACCGAACGCTTTACCTTCGCCTACGTATTTAATCGCCAGCAGGTTAACACCGAGGACTTTGTATTTCTGGCTGAACCAGATTTCTACGCTTACGTTGGCGACGCAGCCGCTGTAAACCTGTTCACCCTCAATCTGTTCGCCGTCTACGTTGAAGTCCTGCTCTACCTGAGTCTCACCTTTTTTAGAGGTTACAATCAGTGGCTGTTTCTGCGCCTTAGCTTTGAAGTAGAAGCCTTCAGGGAAGTCTTCAAACGGATTGTCGCGCTCGGCAATGTCTTTAATCGCGCATTTATCCATGTGTTTACCTTCGCCGTAGTTGGACTTCATCCATTTCTCGGCGGCGGCTGCACCCAACGCTTCTTCAACTACAGCATAAACAGTGTCGTAGAGCGCATCGATTTGAGCGTGGTCAGACGGCAGGATAATCGTTGCGCTGTACTGGCCTTTAGTGATTGAGCCGTCGTCGTTTTCACGGTCTTTTTCGCGTTCGAATACGTTAACCCATGCAGTGTTTACTTTACGCAGATTCAGTTTAATACCCATATCTCGATTCCTCAGTTTTCAGTTTTCAGTTTACTCCGGGAACTGCCCGGCCAGTGATTTAACTATAATAGTCTACTATTAAGGTGTCAACACTTTATTCTAAGTCTTCTTCACTAACCTGATTCCACTCAGGCCGTTTATCGTCTGCCGTTGCAACGCATGGCGCTCCAGGTTTACGGGTAATGAAGTCTTTCAGTTCTTCTTCCGGTATAACTTTAACAGCTTCGGTCGGCGTCATTAACACTTCTTTAGTCAGCTTGTCGCCGTAGAGTTCTGCTACTTTATCTGCATCTTTCCACGCACGGTTACCCATCTTACCTTCAACCAACTTGTACCCAGGCACTTTCTTACCGGAATGCAACGCGGCGGCCATCGCTTTTTCAACCTTATCGATGTGCTGGCGCAACAACGGCAACTTCTCATACTCGGCTACAAGTTGCTCCTGCGTAAGTTCCAGTGCAAAGCCATCTTCCAGTTCTTCCGCCAGTACAGAATTAACCGTTTTTGTACGCGCGGCGCACTGTTCCGAGAACCGACACCACTGACAACCGTCGACCGACGGTTTAAAGTCTGACGGTTTCAGATTTTTCTTACCGCGTGAGTAGGCGTCCAGCGCCAACAGCGCACGTTTCCGCGCAAACCTGGCGAACAGTTCCAGACCTTCAACTGAGATATCCCACTCCGACGCACCACCAGCATACGGCTGGAAGATGACCAGGCGAACAACTGTGATGTTATAACGTCTCTTGAGTCGACGATAAACACCGAGAGCATAGAGCATAAGCTGTTTGTTTTCTTTAGCTTCGACGCGATGCCGTCCTGTTTTCAGGTCGCCAATGATGAGCATGTTCCTGTCGGTGTTAGCCAGTTCCCGCACGGCAACAAGGTCTGCGGTCCCAAAAGTCTCAACGCCTTCGTAACCTGGATGCAATACCTCGGTAAGATTGGCGCGCATTTCCAGCTTGGCGTAAGTCGCAACGTCTATAATCGCTTTGCAGTAGTCGGTGTACTTGCGCACCTGCTCGATCATATCAGCCGTAATCAGTACCGCGCCTTTCATCGGGCTGATTAGTGCCTTAATCTGGCCTTTGCCTTCATCCAGCACGTAAGCTCCAACTTCACGCTCTAACGGCAACGCAGTGCCTTTGATGTACTGGTTAAGGTGCATCTCTGCTATGGTGTGCATTGCTGTGCCTAATACCGCGGCTTTACCCGACGTGTTAGGAATATCTTTTTCACAGGCCAACGATGCGGCACAACTCAGCCACTTTTTAGCGCCTGACGGCGACAGTAAGGCGTGCACATCATTATTGCCACCGCGTTCTTTTAGAATCATTATTTAGCGTCCTCTGGTAGTTCCGGTAGATACATCCAGTGCGTTATTCCCATCTCGATATACCGTTTCGTGTATAACTGATTTCCGTTTTCATCCAGCCCTGCAGTAATGTCGTCAAAATAGTCCTGTATATGCACAAAATCAATTCCACCTTCCGGGAACCCATTATCGTCATATTTACTGCCGTCTACGGAGCAAACTAAAACAGAATCATCTTTTGACTCCGGCAATGCTTCGTTTACACTAACCCAATTCATACCCTGCTCTCCCACTGGTCAATTAAATGCCGTGTCTGGTGATGGCAATGCATAGCCCAGCCATACATCGACTCGAAGACATAAAAGTCAGGCTTGGCGAAAGTCGTGCGCTTAATCTGCGACACGTGACGGCCTATATCTTTAGGTCGTGGTACTTTGCCTAAGTACGCCATCTCTTCCATCTGGTGCGCTCCTGACGGCGCTCGCAATAGCCATAGCGCCTCTGTGTTATCCCGCCTGTCTACGGCGCGGTAGAGTTGGTAAATCATAATTCCGACCCTCAGTTAAAGCGGCCCGAAGGCCGCCGGATAATTATTCTTCTTCGAAATACTTGTTCTTGATTGCCGTCAGGCGTTCCAGGTACTCAGCCAGGTCTTCGTCTTTAATCGCGGCAATCTTCATCTTCTTACCGGTAAATTCCTCCAGCAGTTCATCGGAATCATCACATGCGGCATCGCTCGGGCCTTCGTTAATTGCATCGTCGATAGCCAGAATCTGGTCACGGAGAGACTGGTAATCTACTTCTTCTTTCTCTTCTTCTGGCTCTGGTGTTGGTTTCTCTACTTTAGGTTTGCGCGGCTTGCGTTTTGGCTTCTCTTCTTCTGCCGGTTTAGTATCAATTACGTCTTCACCTTCGACCGGGATCTCTTTTTCTACCAACTCTTTATTGGCATTGGTTGTGTCACTTTTAAGTTGGTACGCGGTCTGTTTCGCGCTGTTAGCCGCTATTATTTCATGGGCTACTACGAAACGTTCAAGTAACTTTAAAAATTGTTCTAACATGGCTCATTCTCCTGTTTAGTTGGTGATAAGAACTATAATCGTACTCTATTATTTATGCAAGCGCTTTTTCGTAAATTGCGCTCATTATTTTATTACTGTACTATTACTACATAGCTAACAAAGGAGTAAACATATGCAGCAATCCGAATTGGGCGCTCGTATAGAACGCCGCCGTAAAGAAATTGGCCTTGGTCAGACTGAGCTTGCTTTCAAAGCCGGGGTATCCCAAAGCCTGATTACCCACCTGGCAACCGGCCGGGTGTGTAAGGTAGACTGTTTTAAAATCTTCCACATTGCCGATGCTCTCGGTGTTGACCCCCGATGGTTAAGCTTTGGTGATACAGGGGCCTGATGGCCCCTTTCTTTTTACTCTAAATCCCCTTCTGTTATCTTTATGTTGTCGTTAGGTTCATACCGGTTCTTTGGTCGCTTACGGTCGTCTATACCCGTCGGTAACCTGTAAGTATTCGTTACAACTTCACCATTCTCATTGCAACCAAGCATCAATTCACCCTCACGTAGCATCTTCTCAAGCACCAGGTTTGTGATGCTGTGGTCCCCGGCTCTAGCGACTATCTGCCGTTGTGTGAAGCCGCGTCCGGTACCATCAGCCTGTTGCAAATCCTCCAGGGCGGCCATAATTGATTCGCGCGCAGGGGCGTCTTTAGACCTCTTAACCGTATTCTTTACTGAATCTTTACCTCCCCCGTCCAGCCCTTCGTTGCGCTCTTTTTCCTCATCCGTTTCGAACGGCTGGAAGCCCCACGGCATGAGTACAAGAGCTTTATGTGGCTCTGGCAGGTCGAGGTTAACGATTTCACCGTACCCCTCACCCCCAACGAATTCTACAGCCTGGAACTCTTTCGGCGGCGGAGCTTCACGAAACTGTACCGGTTCCAGCACCATACCTATTGTTTTCTGCTGCATACCGTTTTTGTTCTTAGTGTGCGCAACATTTATTTGTTTCTCAGTAGCCCGGACAAGCGTAAGTTCGACGTCGACACCGGCGTATAGCGCCCCACTCCCACGCGCCTTACTCCCTCCTTTCGGGGTGTGGTGGACAACCCCTACCGCCCCTTTAGTACCATCGCGTACTTCTTTGAGCATAGCCACTACACGCCCCATCCCGTCCTGGCCCGCGGAGTTCTCATTGAACTTGTCTATCCAGTTTCCGAAGGTCTGGTTAAGAGTATCGAAAGCAACCATCCCGACAGGTTCGTTACCAGCTATCTGGCGCATTTTACGCACCAGTTTCTTCGTATCTGCGAATCCCCCGGCGTCCAGTACATGCATATATCTCATACCATCGCCGCCGTATTTAGCAGCCAACGCGGCTATACGGGTGTGTGTGAACTCCCCACCCTCACCATCAATATAGAAATGATGGGCTTTACGAGTATCCGCCCCCGCGAACCGGTACCCGGCGGCACTGATATACATCATGCCGAGTGTGTAGAACGATTTATACGTCCCTGATTCACCGACGATATCCCAGATGCAATTAGACGGCATATACCCTTCGACGATGAAGTCAGCCTGAGGTGCTGGTGGTTCTTCGTCGGCCAGGTCTTCCTCGTCACAAGTGACCCCCCTGGCCCACCCAAGCGCTACCTCTACGCGGTCAAACGGTAAGCCGGTAGCTGCACAAGCGTAAGCCCACATATCCCGACCACCTGGCTTCATCCCGCCCGTGGCCTCCAGGTCAGTGTCGTGGTACATGGTTACATTAGGGCGTTCGAATCCGTCACGCGGCCAACAGAACAGGAAGTCATCCTGCTTAGGTTCACCGGTAGTGTATTGGGCGGCGTGTTCCGGCGTGGCGGGCATTTGCAGGCCACGGTCAGTCATACGGCCGCCGAACTCAAAAGCGAACTCTTCAAACAGGTCAGTTAATTCGGATTTCTCACCCTCCGGCACCTTATAATCGGAAGCACCCGTAACGTTAATTTCAGGCACTCCCTCCATAAGCTTGCTTGCCGTAATCATGCGGCTACTTCCAGACACGATGACCCGGCTTCCTACCGGCGGGCGGTACATCGGCTGGGACAGGGTGAAGCCCGCGCTATCTACGTCACGTCCTTTAAGGAGATGCGTCAACAGGCCGTACCGGATACGGATGATGTCGCCACCGGTTACCGGAGTGCGCACAGGCATAACGACGCGATAGCGTGGCGCTTCTTCGGTGTGGGATGCCGTGGTGTACAGCATCATTGCGAAACGTGACTCGCGCACCATCTCGCAGTCAGTTGCAAACTCTTCCGGTGTTGCACTGTCCACATCGGCGTAGGCCAGGGATGAAGACGTAACAGACGCATTGCAGCGATAGAACATACCCTCGGCGGCTTCTTTACCAGTAGAGCTTACCGTGGCGGTACACGCGGCGGTGATATATCCTGGGTCTGTCTTGGGGTTCCGGCGCGAACGTTTAAGCGGCTGCATAAGCTCAACGAACTCATCCCAGGTGCCGGAAGTCGTGGTGTAAACGTTAATGTCAGCGCGTTCCTCACGGCGATTGCTACGCGACCATGAGTATGCTAAATTACCTGTTGACATGTGCTTTTCCTTTGTAGTGTTTAAGGCCCTGACGTTCGCGCGTTGGGGCTTTTCTTTTATTCAAGGTCTTCTGGTGTCGCCTGAGAGCCTTTAACTTCAGCTACTGCCGAATATTTACCGGCCTTACTTTTAACCGCACCGTCTTTTACCAGAACGTTAAGCGATCTCTCGATGAGAGAAGAACTATAGTACTGAAAATAAGTCCGGCGCAAGTCAAGAACACTACATGACCCTTTTTTACGCGTAAGCGCGACTACAGTTCTGAATACCCTTTTCTGGAAATCAGTCACTTCACATTCTCCCTAATCCACGCTTCCACTTTCTCCCGGTCAAACGTACCTGGCATCCGGCGACCCATAACACGGACACAACAATCCGGGAACTTGCCGTCTCTCAACCAGTTATTCAGCGTGCGGCGGGTCACCCCAATAAGCTCAGCTACTTCGTTCTGTGTCATCCTCAAGCCCTCTATCTCAGTTAGTAGAACCAAGTATACATACAGAACAATGGGAAATCAAGTATAAATGCACCTATTGACATTTTCATTTTTTTCGTGTAAGTTGTCTCTAGTAACTTCAAGTTACTTAAGTTTCTGTTTCACCTTGTGAGAGCTTAGCGGTTCCGCCCTAAGCGGAAACGCGTTAAGGCTCACTGAAACCCAGAAAGATTAAAACTTAGTAACTTCCTTCCTTAGTATCCGAACTGCCTTGGGCGAGCTATATTCTCATCGGCAGCATATCTCTTAAGTATCTGATTTCCTTGATGTGCCGTAGATTCGCTACCATAAAAATGTAACGATTAGTGGGCAGGTTTTAGACCTGCCCTTTAGTTACCAAGTAATAAGAATAAAGGCACAACACCGGACAACGGCAAACGTAACTGTTCTCTTGTATGCCGAAAGATTCTTAGTCTACTACTCAGGGGTCAACGCACTTGCCTCGCGGCAGGCGCTTACCTGACGAGGGACAGGGGACAAGGACAGAAAGGAACTCTAATGGGGCGGGGCCTTCCCGTAAATAACTACACGGCAAAAGATATTAAAGAGTCTGCGCCGGTGATTCTCGGGTCTTACAGGAGGTTGCCGTTTATGGCCTGGGGTTTTAGTGGGCTACTTACGTCCCGGTGTCGTGGTGGCGGGGCCGCCCCCGGGGTGCTGTTACCGGAACCGCCGGAAGCTCGTAACAGTAGTTTAGGATTTTACTGAGTGACTTACGCTGCTGAGTAGCAGCGTACCATTTTTATTGATATTTTTCTATTTCACGAAATGCAACAATCAACGCGGCTATTGCAGGAGATGCAACAATGGCCCGACACGGCAAAGTAACATCGCTTCATGGGTCTGAAGTAAAATAGTACTGGCACAACCAAACATAATAGGGTACTATTACTCTATCGAAACGAGATAAAGGAGTGTGGGGTAACCGAATGACCAGCATCCTATTTATATGGGTACTGTCCTCAGGCCAGATGCACCTGGCGGCATCGGAGACGTTCTATACATTAGAGGCGTGCCAGTCAGCGGCACGTGCCGCGGAGAATGCGCACTTCCTGTTTCAGGGCGACAATCCCAATGATTCAGAAGTACGCGCTATCTGCTCGCTTAAGCGACTTGGTAAACAGGAGAAGTGATTATGGTACAAAGATACGACATAACCGGGAAGTATATGGTGTACCCAAAAGACGAGGGACGAATTGCTTTATATGAAGACTACGCGGAGCTTATAAGAATAATACTTGATATTACTGACAATATTAACGTCTACAAGTTACCGGACTACCTATACGAGAAACTGGAATCGAGAGGTCTGCTATGAGCCTCGCAACTGACATTCTTAAACGTGCCGGGTTGGACCTGGCGCCACCTTCATCGGCTGTAACAAAGAAGGTTACTCGCGTGAAGGAGAAGGCCAAACGTAAGCCAAAGCCACAGGCCAAACCGCTTAACGAGATGCCCGATGTATATCCGCGTATACCAGGAGTTCATCAGCCGAAGTATTGTGCAGGTAAAGGTCTGTGGCGGGCGCACTCTTACGACGGCAAGAAAGTGGTAAACCTGGGGGAGTTCAGTAGCCAGGCAAGGGCGCATATGGCTGTTAAACTGTATAAGCTGTGGCGTAAGAGAGGGTATTCTGAAATCCCGCACAAGCCATCAATCAGACTCTATACGTTCAGATAAATCTGAAATATACATTACTAAAATTGTCGTATAAATGTTAATCTCCGAATGGTAAACCAACTTTCGGAGATTTTTTATTGTGGACGATAAATACCTTTGGCTTAGTGTGGCGGGCCTCGCCGGGGGTGCCATATCCCAGATTAAGAAGCACGAGGCTCTTTCGCCAAACAGCTATTAGGATGATTCCTAACCGTGCTATCCTCCAGTTACGGTATACCTAATATGTAACTGGAGGATTCATCTTGGATAGATTTACTGAAACAGTGACTGGGTGGCTTATGGCTGCCGCCCTGGTTGGTGGGGTAATCGGACTAAAGCAACACAAGTCCACCATTTCAGGCCCTGTTGATGGACTTGTGTTCTTTCTAACTGGCTTCGCGTGTGCCATATTTGGTGCGCCTCTTGCCGCTCAATGGTTCGGTATTACTGGTGAACGCGAGATAGCTGGCCTCGGATTCATCATTGCCATTCTTTGGATGCCTATCTATTCCCGTCTCACCAGTATCATCGCGGGGGAGTACATTACACGTCGAGGAGACCCATATGAATGAGTTATTCTGGTTCAGCGGTATGTTGACAATTGGGGGTACATCGCTGCTTAATGTATATCACCCCCGCGTTGACGACGGGCTATTCGGTCGGGTGCTCTATGTCCTGACCGCTATTGTCTGCGCCGCCGGATGTATTCGCCTGTTACAAGGCAGCATGCCCCCCGCGCTGCCGGGGTCATTAATCACATTAGTTGCGCTGCGCCAGATTCGACAGGCGTGGCTGTTGTATGGAGGACATAAGCGTGTCTAGAGGCATTTCAGATAACGGTCTCAAGTTTACTGCCGCGTGGGAAGATTTCCGAGGGACCGCATACCGAGCAACACCTTCGGAAAAATACTTAACCATAGGCTACGGAAGCTATGACCCTCATGTGTACGAAGGGCAGAAGATTACGAAGGGGCAAGGCCTCCTGTTACTGAACCGTGATATGGCTAAGGCCGTAGCCGCGGTAGCCGCGGTAGCACACCATTCACTGACACAAGCCCAGTTCGACGCAGTGTGTGACCTGGTATACAACGCAGGTGCTGGTGTTATTTCCGCGACTACAGGTACAGGTAAGGCGCTGCGTGCTGGTGATATTGCGACGCTGCGGGCTAAACTGGCACTGTTCATCAACCAGAACGGCAAACCATTACTCGGCCTTCGGCGCCGTACAGCAGGTCGTCTGGCGCTGTTCGACGGTAAACCGTGGCAGGAGGCGGAGGCTATTGGCCGTGCTGCTAAGTAGGTTGACACATAGGAGAAATCCGTAGATACTAAACATGCTCCTGTTGATTCATCCCTCTAGCTCCTTTATCCCGGTAACTGACCATTACCGGGATTTTTTTTTTTTTTATCTATATCCTGAAATAATAGTTGACTAGTAACTGTAACCTTATTATATTTAGCTCACCAACAACGAGAACGGAGTAGAGGATATGAAAATCACAGATATTGAGGCATTCGAAGACGCGCAACTGATGGCGCGCATCGCCGTTAGTAACCTGAGCAACAGTATTCCTGCAGACGCGTTCTGGTCCGCCGCTATGCTGGCGCTTAAAGCAGCTTATGCAGGAGAGAAGAAATGAGCGAACAAGGTCAAGTATGCCAACCACTACGGGTAGGCCGTAAAGTCAGCAACACCCCGTTCCCGACACGTGAGGAACTGATGAAACGTAACAGTTTCCCGGGGCCGGATAAGAACAAGTATCTCAATCGCATGTGGGGAGAGCGTAAATGATGACTGACCGCGACTACGAAAAGATGATGGTAGAGGCTGCAAACGGCAAAACAAACGAAGCCAGAAACGAAATAGCGGTCCTCGATGCCAGGATTAAACACCACGCGCAACAGGTAGACATCCTTATGGAGCGCCACCGTGAACTGATTAACCGCTTCAACCTGAACAAAGGTGATACCAATGCCTGAAATCACAATAGCATCGCTCGAGCGTCGCATTATGATGCTTGAGTCGGAGAAACAGACGTTAGGTGGGCAAATATCGATTAATGGTGAGTTTCAACTGGAGGCGTTTAAGTTGTTGCTCGTGAAGTTTAAGGAAGAAGAGCAGAAGCTACTCCTTTCCCCTGAGTTCGATTACGGTGTCGGTGACGTGGGCAACGAGGATTTCTTAGGATGATTACCAGCATTCCAAACCTGATTAAAGAATTCGGCACGATGGCGGAGACATGCCGGCGGACTGGCATCAACGAAATGACGATTGCCAAGTACCGCCATGATACGAAATGTGAGCGACATGTTATTTATAACAACAGACTAATGACACATACGAAAACGTCACCGGTTATCTATACAAAGCGCGGAGTATCTCGTAACGACCGCATGAAATTGGAGGAGTGATTAGCAAGCCCGCATATGCGGGCTTTTCTGTACATAGG